ATAACTCAAACTGCTGTCTACCAAGGATAGGACCAAGGAGTCTCAACTTCTCTTCCGTCCGCTGAGCTACTTCTGTGGCGGTCATCTGAGGGCCTGTATTAAGCTGAAGCTGATCTATAAAGAACGCCTCTCTAATCTTAACCCTAATCCTCTCTACAAACTCAATCCCAAAGTCTACTTTGGAACCTGTCTCTAGAGGCGACACCATCTTATCCGTTCCAAGACCTGCCCTATAAAAGTTAATCGCTCCTGGAGTCGTCTTGAATGGCATCATAACGCCATCATCTGGCATAAGGAGAGGAGGATCGATAACCTTCTGTGCCCCTCTGATAGTTGTCTTCATCACAAGATTCAACATCTTGAGATCGGCAAGAGCTTTCATAGCTGGGGATCTTCCATAGACTTCACCCGCTATCTTCGTCCACCTAGGAACCACAAACGGAAACTCCTTAAAGCCCCCTTCACTTAAGACCAACTGCTTGTCCTTAAGAACATAAGTACTTCTATACTTAAATCCCTTTTTGGCCGTGTACTGCAAGTCATCTTCTACAGGTTCCACCGCATGAATGATCTCATACTCCTGCATATAATTATCTTTCAACTGATTAAGCATGGCCTCATCCATCACTTCTTCACCAAAGTGTTGTCTGATCTGTCTCACACTATAACGAAAAGTCCTATAGACTGTATCAACCACACTCTGATGGTTCTCACTTATAAAGGCCTCATAGATAGGACGTGACTGAAACCGAACCACATCAGTCTCATGCTCTTCAATCCTCATAAGGGCCGTTCCAAAGCACCCAATATCAAGGTAAAGCTCATGTATATGTGTATGGAAGTTACTATTATTCAAAACGTTATGCATCTGCCTGGCAGCATCTTGTAACCAAAGACGAACTTCATCATCTTGATCTAGAAACTCATCTCCTGTGCTTAGCGAGAACCACATCGTAGCAGGGTTTGTCAACATACCATGCAGGGCAGATGCTAACAGTTCATTCGAGTGTATACCCGTACTGTCAAATATCTGGTTATGCTTCTTCTCTCCCTTCATACGAGACAAGTAGACGTCATCCTTCCTCGGTATAACGTAGTCTGCAAGCTCCTGCCAGTGAGCATCCCAGTTTATCCTCTGTCCCTTCAAGTACTCATATCTATCTATAATCTTTCTCGCCAATGCCATGTCTTACCTTCTTGTTAGTAGGGACTCTCTCTGTCCAGGTTGTCTCTGTCCTCTACGTATGTCCTGCTGCCGTCCTGCATACATTCGTGCAAGCCCCATCATCTCCCGTTCGATCTGACTCTTCTTGCTTCCTTCTTCATATCTTCTTGTTGTATGTGGGCCATAGACCTTCTCCATCCAATTCGATCTTGTAACCTTTCTCTCTTTAGGTATAAGTTCACCAACATCTGCTCTGGTCTTTTTTTCTTGGGCAAGCTCCCCGCCCATCTTCCTAAACAAGTTGATATCTTCTTTGGCCAAACCCCTAAAAGTCTCTAGCCCCATCATGTTCTTATACCCTTCCGCCCAATTCTTTGGGTTCATTACCTTATGGAGAGGAAGCTTCTTCATTGCCTCCAGGTCTTCATCAGTGTAGCCCCCTCCTAAATCGTTGGCTATCCCACCCATACCTATGTCCACTGCTGAGTGAACTATATCTTCTCCAAAGTTAGCTATCGCCTTAAGAGGCTTTACCTTGCTAAGTACATCCCCATAATTCTCTGGATTAGATACAAACTCTGGAACCTTCCCAATCGTTTGATCCAAAACATTATGTACCGTATCCATGACTTTCTTCACTGTGTTTGCCATCATTCCTCCTATCTATATTCCAAAGTAATCATACTCCATAACACACTCTCTAGGTAGCTCACCATACTCTTTTCTGGATGTCTCTGGACGTATACCCTGAGCTAGATACCTGAAAGCATCGGCCCCATGACTTGCCCAATTATGTTTAGGCTTCGCCATAAAGATCTGATTCTTACCATCCCACTTCTTCTCATAGGCCTTCAGACTCTCCAAACCTCTACGACAATTATCTTCGTCAAACCAACACTGAGGGAGAAACGCCCTTACAGCATGGATACCATCATCCACACCCCAACGAGGCAATATATACATCTTCTTCAATCCCAAAGTTCGGAGAGTCTCTTCACGACTCTTACCAGTACCCAGTTCTCTGGCCCTAGCATCATGAGGTAGGTAATGTTCTCCGTATATATAATCCTTCTTCTTCAGTTCCTTTACAAACCAATCCAAACCTTGCCCACTCATTTCTATATAATCTATAAGCCTATGCTCGGTCCCAATAGTCTGACAAAACCAAATAGCTGTGGTATCTCCGATCCCAAGATCCCAAGCAGTATCCACAACCACTTTCGGATCGTACTTGACCTTTGTTATACGGTTGCCCTTCTCTAGCTTAGCAATTGCCTTCTGATAGTAAGCCCCTACGTTAGCAGCAGTCCAGCTACACTCAAACTCCTGCTCGTACTCTTCTTCATTCATTTCAGATTTTGCAGCTTCCAATTCAGCATCGGGAATAACCCCCGTCTCTGAAGCTCTATGGAGAGCAACGAACCAGTCCTTTTTAATTGTCCTGGCCTTATTGTACAGATTGTAAAAATGATTTTGACCCTTAGGTGTCCCGATAAAAATCGCCCACCCTTCACGATCAGCCAACGCAGGTCGTATGACTTCCCCCCAAACTGAGGGGTCGCAGACCCCGAACTCGTCCAATACGCAGCCATCAATGTAGATACCCCTAAGGGAGTCTGGATTTTCTGCCCCCAAAAGTAATAGACGGACTTTATCTTCCAAGTGTGGACGTGGAATGTCCACTCTCAATTCAGCTTCGTTGGCCTTCGCTCCTGGTAGTTTCTTAGTGAACTCCTTCACATATTCCCACGCTACCCTTTTGGCCTGCCCATACGTTCCCGCCAAATAAACATACTGCGGATTTTTCCTTGGATTCCTAAGTCCCCTATCCAACATTTCATTAATGGAAAGGACCGTTTTCCCAAATCTCCTGTGCAGCACCAAAACATTAAAACGCATCATCTTCTTATGGAGTTCTAACTGCAATGGCCTAGGGTTATATCCTGTCGATACCGTCTTTACTTTTTCCAAGGAATCTCCGTTTTTTTCCCACACTCACACCTTTTCGCTCTAATAAAACTTCTGGTCGTGTAGGTCCTATACAATATATGGAAGTCCATCTTACATAACCACTTATATATCCAACGCTTCATAGAGGACACCCCCTTGTAACACCCTAACGAACTCACAGGTCATAACATCTTCTTCGTCATCTTCTTCCACCAAATACAAAATGTCAGGGATATCTTCCTCAATAAAATCCGAATCCATAATATAGTAGATCTTACCCACTTTGATTACTGTCTTGACCTGGACCTCCATCCCCCTCTTCAATCTGTGGCGGGTCTTCCCTTCTTATTCCCGTATCCACTATGATCTTGAGAGGAGAGTTCTCATCCCCAGTTATTTTTGTCTGGGCACCGTACTGCCCTGGATCGGCCTTCTCCGCCAACCACTTGTAAAGATCTGATTGTAACCTTAGTCCTGGCACCGCATCTTTTTCTATGCTCGTCATATCCGCAATCTCTTGCACCCGATGGGCGAATGTATCAGCGCCATCCCTTCTCGCCAAATATAACTCTTCCGCAAATTTCTCGTGCGTTCTCTTCCAAGAGTGAATCGAACTTGCAGGGATACCACACCTGCGCGCCACTTCCTTGTACGAGAGTCCCTCCCTTACCAAATCACATATCATTGTCCCCATCTCCTGCGAGAAACGCAAATTTGAGGGCAAGGAAGGCATATGCTCTGCCTCTACCTTTACTACCTCTCCGGTCTTAAGCTCCAAATCTACCTCCATCTTGCATTGTCCTTTTTCGAAAATTCATATTTGTGTGTTGCGTTAAATGAGCTTTGAAAATGAGTCCCAGTGTGAGTGGCCACCCACGTATATAATGTAAATAAATCTTCTTGGGGGGTGGGGGGGTCTAACCAGAATTTGTTTAGGGCCAACATCGAGGACCCTTTTGGC